TCCTAGGAGTCTACGCTGTGGTAAAAACGCTCGAAGATGAAGAAATCCTTACCGTCATGACGAAAAAGGAAGTTGACGCATCGTGGAGTCAGTCCAAAACAGGACAAGCCGTACACAAAAAGTTTCCGCAGGAAATGGCGAAGCGGACGGTGATCAATCGCGCGGCCAAGGCTTACATCAATACGAGTGATGATAGTGATCTGTTGGTCGATGCAATTAATCGGTCGACAGAAAATGAGTATGACGAGCGTGTCGATGTGACTACTGAAGAAGTCAAATTAGAGATTGCAGAGCATGCGAACAGAGAAGTGATTGATATCAAACCGGGGGTTGTTCCACCGCCAGCTAAACAACAGCCTACACCAAGTACAAAGAAACCTATTGATGATCCTCAAGGCTTTGCTGATGATGTCCCTCCTCTTAAACAAGAGATACAATTCTAATGATCGACATCCAGTGCCTCGGCTCCAGCAGCGCCGGCAATGCCTATCGCATATCTGACGGGCATACCGTGCTTCTGCTGGAAGCCGGTTTTCCTTATAAGTCGATACAACGGGCGCTTAATTTCAGAATGTCGGATATAGCCGGTTGCTTGATCACGCATGAGCATCTGGATCATAGCAAGGCTGCTCCTGAGATTATGAGAGCAGGGATAAACATTTACACCAGTGCAGGAACTGCAACTGCGAGAGGACTTTCAGGCCATCGCCTGAAAGTCATTAAATCGCTGGAACAGTTCACGATTGGTACTTGGACAATTCTACCTTTTGATATTCAGCATGATGTGGAGGAGCCATTAGGCTTCCTGCTAGCTAATCCAGAGGGAGATAAACTAGTTTTCCTGACTGATACCTACTATTGCCGACATCGATTCAAAGATCTTACTCACATCATGGTGGAGTGCAATTACTCGCGGGATATCATCAATGAGCGGGTGGCAGCAGGGAGATTGCATCCTTCACAAAAGAAGCGGCTACTGCGCTCTCACTTCTCGCTTGAGAATGTGAAAGAATTCTTGAAAGCCAATGATACCCGGAATGTTGAGGAGATATGGTTATTGCATCTATCTGACGGTAATAGCGATGCAGAGCTCTTTAAGAGAGAGATTCAGGAGACTACCGGAGCTCTTGTTAGGGTGGCAGATCGATGATCAACGATAAACCTATGATGCAGAGCATGATGGGGGAGCGGATCTGGAAGCTGATGAAGGTAGATCAAGAGGAGTTTAAACGGGAAACTCGAGAATACTTCGCTCGAGCTTATCCAGGCTGGACAGTGAAACGGGTGAAATATCCGATAGTTTACCTCCAGGATGATAAAAAATGAAATGAATGACTTATAGGGGATGATTTAATGCCCGAAAGCAGTTACCCGTTTCCAACATACTCAGGGCTTTTGGAGCCGCAACATTATAAACAAATAGGCACAGCGATATGGCTTTTCCTGTGGTGTATAAGCTCCACGACAGCGGAGAAGGAAAAAGAGGGAACTGTCTGGGGCAGCGTCCTCGGGAACAAGCCTATCCGGATCAATGAACTTGAAGAGACTTTCGATGTCAGTAACCGAACTGTTCGTTCTTGGATCAAAACTCTCGAAGATCATGGTTACATTCGAGTGACAAGAACACCATATGGACTCATTTTCAATGTTAAAAACTCTAAAAAATATCAAAACAGATCGGCAGATATTCGCCACTCTGACATTGGAGATCGGCAGAATGTTGCCACTCTGAAAGGTAGTGATCGGCAGAATGTTGCCGATCTCGCGGCAGAAAACTGCCGATCTAATAAAGATATTACAGAGATATATAAAGATGCTGCTTCTGCTTCTGATGAGGAACACATTTTGAACCTTGTCTCTCAAATCGAAAAACACTTTTGTCAGAGACGTGGGAAGGGATTCAGTGTTTCTCCTTCAGACTTCACCGAGATCAGGCAGATGGTAATCGATGGAATACCGGTCGACTTGATAAACCGAGTGGTTGATGATTCCTTTGACAACTACAAGCCGAAACACAAGCGTGACGAGATTCGAAGCATTACCTACTGCGTCCCTCGCTGCTATGACGAGTGGACGAAGTTGCAGCAGGAAGAGCCCATAACAGTTGCGGTGCCGCACGTACCTGTCGCCATTGGGAGTCCTAAACTGCAGCGAAGGAGTAGACAACAGCAAGAGATTGACGATTTAGAACAATTCATCAAGGAGGAGGAGCTTCGTGAACAAGCTGGAAGTCGCTAAGCTGTACAAGGACATCAAGAAGCGTTATAGCAACTTTGACGCCAGCCTACAAACTGTGGAAGAAGATCTTGATATGCTGAAGGACATCCCTTACGAGGTTGCCCAATCGAACGTCCGGCAGCACATTATGACCAGTGATTTTCCTCCGAAGATCTCGCAAATTCGCGGTCGGCTTGGGGAACAACGATATCACGAACGGCTAAAGGCGGACACCGCTGAATACTTCGCAGAAAGGGACGCAGCGCGAGCTGCTGCCGTACCACCGCCGCCAGGCTGGAAGGAAGAATTGTATGCAAAACTTGGATTCACGGGAACTACCGAATAGCCAGGATTCAGAGGCAACAGTACTAGGCGCTATCATCCTTGATGATACCGGGGATGCCGCTGATGTTGCAGCAACATTGCATCCAGAGGCGTTTTACAATCCGATGCACCAAAATATATTCAACGCGATTATCACACTGCATGAAGCTGGAGAGCCAATAGAGCTCCCATCACTAGCAAACCAGTTGAATAACGATCAGCAGCTTGAACAGATTGGCGGAGTGAGTTACCTGGCTAAACTGGCTCATTCAGTGCCAAGCGCCGCCGATGTTGGTTATTACATCGGTATCCTGAAGGATAAGCACACACTGCGTCAGATCATCAGGGCAGCGCAAGAGCAAATAACTTTGGCCCTTGAATCAGATGACGCAGGAGCTGTTGTTCTGGCCGTTCAGACATCAGCCACTGTCATTTCCGATCAGGCAACATCGAAAGAGGATTTCAAACCAATACGTGAGGTTGGTCGAACCTTGATCGATTCCATCACTCAGCGAGTGGAGAATCGGATAAACGGAGTTGTAACGGGGCGTCCTTCAGGGTTTGTTGATCTGGACAAGCTAACCGCTGGCTTCCAGGACGAAGATCTAATCATCGTAGCAGCTAGACCTTCTGTTGGTAAGACAGCTTTCGCTCTGAATATTTCTCAGAATGTTGCTAAGTTATCCGCTGATCCGATTGCACTTTTCAGCCTCGAAATGTCAGCTGAACAGTTGCTCCAACGGATGGTATGCGCTGAATCTAACCTTGATGCGAACGACATGCGGACTGGAGACCTGACTAGTGATGATGATTGGGGGAAGTTGACTATGGGCCTCTCATCACTTTCTGACCGGAACATTTTCATCGATGATAGCGGAACAATTACGGTTCATGAAATACGTTCTAAATGTCGCAGGTTGAAGAAAGAGAAGGGGCTCGGCATGATCGTAATTGACTACCTTCAACTGATTCAAGGAAGCGGGAAACGTGGACTGAATCGCGAACAAGAAGTGTCGGAAATCTCCAGAACTCTAAAACAGATTGCTAGGGAGCTAAAGGTACCAGTCATTGCTTTATCCCAGCTAAGCCGCGGTGTAGAAAGCCGCCAGGACAAACGGCCGATGCTATCTGACCTTCGAGAATCAGGATCTATTGAGCAGGATGCCGACATCGTAGCTTTCTTGTACCGAGATGATTACTACGACAAAGAAACCGAAAATAAGAATATCATCGAGATCATTATCGCAAAGCAGCGTAACGGTCCAGTAGGCACAGCTGAACTCATTTTCTTAAAGAATTTTAATAAATTCGTAAATTACGAGCGGGCGCATTTAGAGCCAGAACCACCGAAAGACATTGATAAGCGCAAATGAGCGCAGTAAAGGAGCCGATATGGCAGAGCATTTTTACGGATTTTGCTTCCCAGAACCGGGCGGTTGGCATACTCCTTCGGTGACACTGAACACTCCGGAGGAAATTTATCGATATACGCAGCTCCATGGTAGGACCGGAATATTTCGCGAAGTACGGGTGACAGATGGCGGTGATTCTATCGTCGTACAGATGATTGACGGGAAGTATGTGTGGCCTGAAGAGTGGAAGCAGTTGAATAAGGGGGATGGAGAATGTGAAGCAAGGGAAACGGCCAACACGCCGACAAAAACAGGAGATTAAAGAAGCGGGATTGATTGCTGAGAACTGGTTTGTGGAGCGAGATACGAATACTCATCTAGTACTGATTAATCGGAACTCTAACAAACTCAGAACAATCAGGAGATCCGTATCATGAGTGCCTGGAACTACTGGCATGTTTATCACTATATGATCACTCAGTACACTCATACTGGTTTGGTACCCGATCGTAACATACTGCTCGCAGAATTTGCAGAGCTGGAGTCTGCTGAGATCGACGAAGGCATTGCGGAGTTTGATCTTGTAATGGGTGCTAGAAAACGAGGTGAGGTCAGTTGATTCCTGATAGACCTATTGATCCTTTATTCCAGCAGAAGTATTACTTTGCTGTTTATGATAAACGCGGGCATGTGATCGGCACAGTTTATGTGCTGGATACTTCGTTTAAGCCTCGTAGAAATGGAGGAAAACCTATTCATGAAGATTCTGGGTATCGACCACGGCACGAATTATGCGGGATGGGCTACTATGGAAAACGGGAAACCAATTGAATTCGGTCTCAGGGATTTCAGTAAGATCACTATGCCGGATGTGCTGGATGCCATTTATCAGGACACTTTCCGGATGATTGAGCAGGAACAACCAGACTTGATTATTCTAGAACGTCCGGTTCACTTTAAAAATGCGAACAGCGTTCTGGCTTTGGTAGGCGCATTCTCCATGGTCACACTGGCTGCGCTACATCTGGGAATCAAAATTGCTCATATCCGTCCAACTGAACTGAAGATGCAGACCGGTAAAGGGAACGCGGACAAGGAGACCGTGGCTGTCGAAATGCAGATGCTGTTTAACCTGGATTATGACGAATTGGCTGTACCTGTACTCTACAAAACAAATGATCCTAAGGGCAAATACAAGAAGGGTGACGTTCAGCAACGATTGTTCGATCCTTCCGATGCACTGGCGCTCTGCTGGGCTTACCACCAAAAACATATTAAGGGAGTGGCGTAATCATGGGATATCTCGATTTTAAGGGTTTGGTCAAAAAGGTAGATCTGAAGGCTGATGGCGATGTGAACATCTTGCTTTGCGTTTCGGGCGAAGAACTTCGCGGAAAGATTGAATGGCTGCATGAAATGATCGGAGATAAGGTAATGGCATCCTTTGATTCTACGGTTGTAAACTACAACATCGATATCAATGCGCGTACCGAAAAGCCTATTAAGACGTACCGAGTAGATAACGGTGTTGTGTCTGAGGTTAAACCAGAAGGCGAGCAACTTTCCATGGATCTTGGGTTACCAGCGGAGAAGGTTGAGATCAAGCAGCGACCTGCAGAGATTGACCTGTCAGTTATTGAGGAATTCATCCAAAGCGGGTTAGCGCCTACCTTTGAAGACCTTGATTATGACTTCATTTCCTTCTCGAACCGGCTGGCCAATGGTGAAACATACATGAAGATCGCTTCTGAGCTCGGAATCAGTAGTGGAAAAATCGTTGAGAAGATTGATGAATATCGCAAGCGTGTAGCTCCTTCCGCAGCAGCTTGGCATGAGTGGATGCAGTCTCAGGGTGTAGCTCCTTCCGCAGCAGCAGAGGCTGTCCCAGTCGCTGAGGATGACGGCTCTGCTAAAAGTGAGTCGGGAGATATAGTCATTGAAGAAGTAGACGGCTCTATTCAAGACGAAGAAGGTAAAGGATTCACACCTGATTGGCAATCAGATAGCGGCCAATCTGAAGGGGATTCTGCAGGTAGTGAGGGGCAACTATCATCTGACGAAGATGAGGCTGATGATGTCGACAAGGAACAGCTTGACGCATTTATTCTCGCAGAACGTCCGATCTTTGCTGAAGTGGAGTATAACGGTCAACCTGTACCATTCCCCGACCTGCTGGAGAAACGACTTAAGGAAAATAAGGTTTGGCGGGAAATCGCTAATGAGAATGGTATGACGAGTGGTCAGCTTTCATCGCGGTATAACGTATACCGAAAGCTAGCGGCAAAGAAAATGAAAAGTGGCGGAGGAGCAGCTTAATAGCTGCTTTTCTCTTACTTGGAAGGTGGCCGATATGCGATTCCTTATCTTATATGCCCTAGCTTTGGATATGTACATCGAGGCGCTTTGGGAAACGGCGGTCCAAAAACATAGGATTGAGAAATTGTGGATCCTCGTAGACAAGGCATTGGATGAAAGAGATTCATTTGCATTCTATCAATACTCGGCTGAGCTGGCCGAATTAAGGACGGTGAAATCACATGGGCAAGTCACATTCAAAGGATGAATCGATCCGGAAGTTAGCGGACCGAATTACTCGAGCGGCGAAGGCCTACGGAATCACCGTCCAACGGTACGATGCCTACACCACCAACAGCGTTTATCTCAAATTTGATTACGGTGTGGCGAACAGTGTTCGGATCAGCGATCACATGGGAAAGCGTAACATCTCTAATCGATTCAACTTACTGACCAATATTGACCATAGTTATGTTGAGCTTAATCGGTATGTCCGGTATTTCTATTGTATCAATGACCTCGACAAGTTGATCAATGACATTCTCAGGAACCGGGATGAGCAGGCCAAGAAATACGGATACCGGCATTATGAGTTCTT